AAATAGGGGAGTAGTAAAGTGAGTAGTCAGGTGAGTAGTAAGAATGGCTTAAAATAAGGCTTTATAACCTATATACTCACCTATAACACCTATATACTCATTTATATAGCAATATATTTTTCAGTGGAAAGTGGTGACACCCTGTCACCAAATTTGCTAAAAAAACAAGGTATATATCAAAAAATAGGTGAGTAGGTGAGTAGTAAGCCTACAAACGGCGTAGTTAAGCCATTTTTACTACTCACCTAAGGTTTTTCGTAAGTGAGTAGTAGGAAATAAGTGAGTAGTAAAATGGATTTTAAAAATCAGAGTGATGAACTTAAAAGGCTTGTGGAGAAACTCAAGAGGAATGATTTAAATGTCCCTAAAGAGGATCTAATGACGAAGTATAAAAAGTCTTACATGGAGTTGAAAAATGAAATAAAGCAAATAGCTGATGGTCTGATAGATGAGATACTGATAGAAAACTTGCTGATTGTCAAAGATGAAAGGGGATATAAATGTCTTGAAGATATAAGCAGGTTTGTCGAAAAGAAAAAGGATGAAGGGATTATTAAGCAGTGTAGTGATTTAATCTTTAAGGAATATGATGTAGATAAAGTGGTTGAACTGACTGAAGATGTTAAAGCCGGAATTAATGAAATTTATAGTAAGTATTTAGAGGAGGTAGGGTAATGGGTATGATGGAAGCATTGGCAACGCTTAGAGAAGAAGTCAAGGAAGATGATAGCCAGTATTTGCCTTGGACATGTGTGTTATTAAAAAAAGAATGTATTGAAAAGTCTAAAAGTTGTTATGACTGTAAAATATTTCAAGACTATGATACTAATATGAGGAGAGAACATGGGAAATAAAGAAGGATACAAAGATCCAACTGCTGATATTGCAATACACAGAGCGTACCATACTCGTGGCAAATTAGATTATACAAAGTTCAACTCGTATGATGAGCTTAAGGATTATATAATGCAAAGGTACAAAATAAAGACCATATATGAAGCCGAAGTTTACATCAGAGAGCACATGCCAAAAGAATCATATTTCCAAAAGCAAATAATGGACTGGATTAATAAAAATATCCCAAGTGCCGCTGTTTGGAAAGAAGCAGCCGGTCCATACTCAATAAGTGGTATTCCTGATATAACTTGTATAATAAGGGGACAGTATTATGGATTTGAGGTTAAACGACCATTCATTGGGAGACTCAGTAAGATTCAGAGAGAAACAATTGACTGGATAAATAGATCAGGTGGTAGGGCGCATGTTGTGACTTCGGTAAAGGAAGTGGCAGAGATTTTGAAAGATGAAATTAAAGGGGTGTTTGATGGGAGCAGTGACAATGACAGCTAAAGAATATCTAAGACAATTGAAGACACTTGATTGCCTTATAAAAGCCAAAGAGCTTGAGAAGGAAAGACTTATATCATTGGCTGAAAAAGTCAGCGTGAGTTTATCAGAGAAGGTGCAAGGTGGCACAGGTGGTGGAGCAGAGAATGCAATAGTGGATAGTGTGGATCTAGAGAAAGAGATTACTGCAGATATTAAAAAGCTTGTCGAATTAGTAGAAGAGGCAAGGGGGTTTATAAATAAGTTAGATAATGAGAGGTATAAAGCAGTTCTATCTATGCGATATATATCCGATATGACATTCGAAATGATAGCTGAGACCATGCATTACTCATTAGGCACAATACATAATCTGCATGCAAGAGGGCTGAAAGAGTTTGATAAAGTATTTAGTGAGAAAAAGTGAAGAAAAGTGAATAAAAATGAAGAAAATAAAGTTGGAAGCGTGATATACTGTATACGTGAAAAGTTTAAAGCAAGTATACTTTTTCATAATCCTCCTTTTGGGTATGAGAGCGGTTTGGACATTTTACCGCTCTCAGTTTGAGGATAAATCGTTGTAATGAACCTCTAAGCTATTTTTTTCAATTAAGACAGTCAAGATTGGCTGTCTTTTTTGTATGCAAAGGGAGGATAACTATGGAAAAGATAAAAGGAGATATTTATGGGTGGAAGAGGTCCAGCGAGTGCAGGTGGCGCAGGTGCTGGAGGCGGAGCAAGTGCGGGGGGCTCTATAAAGAGCTTAGAGGCACAAAAGAAAGCTCTAGGCGATAAAATGGCGAGCTTGGTAAGGCAGACAGATAAAGATGGACAAATGACGAGAGAAGCGAGAAAAGAATATTACGCTACAAAATCAAAGAGAGATGATGTTGTTCAAAAGCTAAGCAAGGCATATAAAGCAGATGCAGAGGCAAGGTCTAAGCAGGCAAAAAGCGAGTCTGCAGAAAAGAAAACATTTGTGAACGGATATGGGGAAGCTACAAGTAGAGAAATTACGTCAACAACTTATGAGAGGGCTCAAAAGAGGTTGACGAAATCAGTTGAAAGATGGTTTACGGGGTACGCTAAAAGAAGTGGTAGGGGATAGATATGCAGGAAAGAAAGACAATGGAAAATCTGCATAAGTTCTACCCTGATGTAGTCGGCAAGTATGATATCCCGGCTATTGAGCCTTGTGGGTATGACAGCGTAAGAAATTGGATATCTTTTAATTGTGCTAAAAGCTACAAAGGTGAATTTGAAAGTACGGGACTGCATTTCTTTTTGGACGACTATCAGTTTTTTAGGGTATGGAGAGAACCGGACAAGTACATAAATATCTTAAAGAAATTTAAGTATGTTCTTAGTCCTGATTTTTCACTGTATACGGATTATCCGAAAATAATGCAGATGTATAACCACTATCGTAAACATTGGTTGGCTACATACTGGCAGAACTTAGGGATAAAAGTTATACCCACCATAGCATGGAGCGACCACGACAGCTATGAATGGTGCTTTGATGGAGAACCTATTGGCGGTACTGTGGCCGTGTCAAGTGTCGGATGTATGAAGAATAAGAAGGCTACACAGCTGTTTTATGATGGGTATACTAAAATGCAGAAATGTCTAAAGCCTAAAAAGATAATATTTTACGGAAATGTACCTGACTGGATAGACAAAGATAAGGACAATATCGTGGCTATCGGGTCGTATCAAGATAAATTTAGAGTATGAAGGTGAAAGCCTTCTTTTTTGTTGCCGGATTAGACAGATAGGAAGGTGAGGTGAGTGGCAAATGGGCAGGATAACTTAATACCGTTTAGTGAGCGAAGCGAGGACGAAGCAAGAGAAAGTGGCAGAAAAGGCGGTAAAGCTTCAGGAGTCGCCCGTAGAAGAAAAGCGGACTTGCGAAAGATTGCTGAGGGCATGATTACGGGAGATATATCTGAGATGATGATCAAGTCGCTGATAGACATTGCAGCGGATCCGGGTAATAAGAATGCCGTATCAGCTTTTAAAGAAATCCGTGATTTGCTCGGGCAGAATAAAACCACGCTTGATAAGCAAGAGCAAAAGGCACGTATTGCGGCATTGAAAGCAAAGACTGTTACAAGTAGTCCTGAAGAAACTGACAGTTCATATGTTGATGCCTTGAAGGGATTAGCAGATAAGGTGTGGGATGATGAAAAAAGCAGTTAAAAAAAGTAAACCCTTTAAGTTTGTCCCCCCGTCCAAAAAGCAATTAAAAGTTCAGACATGGTGGATTGCCGATAAAATCAAAGAGCATGATGGAATTATAGCTGATGGAGCAATTAGATCTGGAAAGACAATGAGTATGTCAATGGCCTATATTGCTTGGTCAATGGAATGCTTTGATGGCGAGAATTTCATAATAGCAGGTAAGACGGTAGGTTCTTGCAGAAGAAATGTTATTGGACCACTTAAAAAGATGCTTGCAGCTTTGGGATATTTTGTACAGGACCACCGTTCAGAGAATTATTTAACTATTAGCAAAAATGGCAGAGAGAATGATTACTTTGTCTTCGGTGGTAAAGACGAGGCATCTCAAGACTTAGTGCAGGGTATAACTGCTGCAGGAGCTTTTTTTGACGAGGTTGCCTTGATGCCTGAATCGTTTGTCAATCAGGCTACAGGTCGTTGTTCTGTTGACGGTTCAAAGTTTTGGTTTAACTGCAACCCCGGTTCGCCTTATCATTGGTTTAAAGTTAAGTGGCTTGATAAGATTTTAGAAAAGAACCTGTTACATCTTCATTTTACCATGGATGATAATCCGTCTTTGTCAGAGCGTATTAAAGCCAGATATAAGAACATGTATTTTGGAGTTTTCTTTAAGAGATATATCTTAGGGCTTTGGGTAATGGCTGAAGGTCTTATATATGATATGTTCGACCATGAGAAACACACAGTGAAGCCCGAAGAGATTCCGCCGGTACAGCCGAACAGTTATTATGTATCATGTGACTATGGTACTCAAAATGCTACAGTTTTCCTGTTGTGGGGAAAAGGTTTTGATGGCATTTGGTATTGCATTAAAGAGTACTATTATTCGGGTAGAGACAGCGATATACAAAAAACTGATACAGAGTATGCAGATGACTTAGAAGGATGGCTTAACGGTATCAAATTACAAAGAATTGTTGTGGATCCGTCTGCTGCATCTTTTATTGCAGAGCTAAAGAAGAGGGGGTATAGAGTGAAAAAAGCCAATAATGATGTACTTGATGGAATTAGATTCTTTGCTTCACTTCTACAGGATTTAAATGTGAAGATTAGTACAGAGTGCGAAATGACTTTAAAGGAATTTGTGTCTTATGTTTGGGATGAAAAAGCAGCGGAAAGAGGCGAAGATAAACCCGTGAAGGTATTTGACCATGCAATGGACGCAGTAAGATACTTTGGTTATACGATTATTAGAAAGCCTTCAGGCTTATCTATCATGAAGTGAGGAAATTGATTGTGGAATTAGAAATTGTAAAAAAACTAATACTTTCATATGCAGATGTTCATGCGAAGTATCAAACTGAGGCTTTGAGGGCGGAAAGATACTATAAAAATGAGACTGATATTTTGTCTGAACCTAAAAAGAAGCAGGAAAGAGCTGAAAAAGACAGAAATGGAGAACTTGTTACAAGAGATATAGAGCAACCTATGAGGAATGCGGATAATCGTATTCCTTTTAATTTTCACGGATTACTTGTAAATCAAAAGGCATCTTATCTGTTTACAGAACCGCCTGTTTTTGATATCGGAGCAGACAGCTCCAATAAGGCCTTGAGTGCCTTTTTGAGTGATAAATACCCAAAGGTATGCAAGGATTTATGCATTGAGGCTTCCAACAAAAAAACAGGGTGGATTCATGTATGGAAGTCTGCAGATGACGGAAATTATAGGTATGCGGTAGTGCCTTCAGAACAGATACAGCCTATTTGGTCGAAGTCCCTTGACAGAAAGCTTTTAGGAGTTTTAAGAATTTATCACGACATAGACGATACCGGCAATGAGTTTGATGTTTATGAGTTATGGAATGATAAAGAATGTGCAGCATACAGAGTTCTTGCAGGAGGAACGGTAAAGGATAATTTAGAGACGTATCCTAAGTTCTTTGTAGAAATCAACGGAATGAGCGAAGCATCAAACGAATACTCACATGATTTGGGAGAAGTGCCGTTCTTTGCATTCGACAACAGCAATGTGCATACAGACGACTTAAAGAATATAAAGCCCTTAATTGATGTTTATTGCAAGATATTCAGTGGATTTGTAAATGACCTTGAAGATATTCAGGAAGTAATATTTGTACTGACAAATTACGGTGGTACTGATTTGAACGAGTTCTTATCAGACTTAAAGTATTATAAGACTATAAAAGTTGACAATGAGCAAGGAGATGGGTCGGGTGTTTCAACATTAACCATTGATTTGCCGGTAGATGCAAGAGAAAAGCTTTTAACTACAACACGCAAGTGTATATTTGAGCAGGGAATGGGTATTGATCCGGATCCTCAAAACTTTGGGAATAGTTCAGGTGTGGCCCTGCAGTTTTTGTATGCTCTATTGGAGTTAAAGTCGGGATTGCTTGAAACGGAATTCAGGCCTTCGTTTGGGCGATTTATAAGGTGTATCTGCAGAGTATTAAACATTCCGATAAAAGATGATGTGGTGTTGCAAACATGGGCAAGAACGAAGGTTCAGAATGACCAGGAGACTGCACAGATTGCTCAACAGTCTACAGGTATTATAAGTACCGAAACCATTGTCAGAAATCATCCTTGGGTTAAGAATGCACAGGATGAACTTGACAAACTGGCAGAAGAAAAAGAGGCTACAGAAATAAACTATGATCCTTTTAATGAGGATAAAGAGCCTATAGGCAACGCAAAGGTTGTGGAGAAGAAGGATGAAGACAGCTGATTACTGGAAGGACAGATTCGAACAAATAGAAAAGATTTGTCATGACAAGGGAGCTGTAACATATAGAGAGATTGAAGCGCAGTATAGAAAAGCGCAAAGAGAGATTGAAAGCCAGATTTCAGTGTGGTATCAAAGATTCGCTGTGAATAACGGTATTACAATGCAGGAAGCAAGAAGGCTTTTAACATCCGGGGAATTGGCAGAACTCAAGTGGGATGTTAATGAGTATATTAAGTATGGCCAGCAAAATGCTATTGACGGTAAGTGGATGAAGCAACTTGAAAATGCTTCTGCAAGAGCTCATATAAGCAAGCTAGAGGCCTTAAAACTTCAATTGCAGCAACAGGTTGAAGTTGTATTTGGAAATCAACTGGACGGAATAGATAAAGCTATGAGGGCTGTGTACAGTGCCGGATATTTACACACTGCTTTTGAGATTCAAAAAGGTACAGGGATAGGATATACCCTTGCTGCATTTAATCAAACTCTTGTTGATAAAATATTAAATAGACCTTGGGCACCTGACGGCAAAAACTTTTCGGACCGTGTTTGGAGCAATAAGCAAAAGCTGATTAATGAATTAAACACGACTCTTACTCAAGGTATAATTCTTGGTAAAGATCCTAGCAAGATAATAAATGCCATGTCAAAGAAACTTGATGTTTCAAAGACAGCAGCAGGAAGGCTTGTGATGACTGAATCTGCCGCATTTGCAAGTAGAGCACAGGAAGATTGCTTTAAAGAATTAGATGTAGAAGAATATGAGATTGTAGCAACTTTGGACTCTCATACTTCAGAAATTTGCCAAGACATGGACGGTAAAGTTTTTAAAATGTCTGAAAGGCAAATCGGGGTAAATGCTCCTCCGTTCCATGTGAACTGCCGTACAACCACTGTCCCATACTTTAATGACGAGTGGAGTAAAAACACTGAAAGAGCAGCAAGGAATGAGGATGGAGATACTTACTATGTGCCGGACGATATGACCTATGAGGAATGGAAAAAGGAGTTTGTAAAGGATGACTCCATAAAGCCTGCTAGTATAGATGTACCTGATTACAAGTTTAAGGTTGCGAATGGTTCAAGCATAAGTGGAAGGCAGAAATCAGATGATCAAGGAACAGTAGTCAGAGCAATCAGTGACTTACCTGATAAAGTTAAAGAAACATTTAAAGACATAACATTTGAATTCGGATGTTATGGAAGTGCTTGTGATATTGACAATAAAGTAATTAAAGTAGGTATAGGGGCAGGAAAAGAAGAGATATTCCATGAATATGGACATTTGATTGAAAGATATATGATGGATCCAAAGAAAGTGGAAGAATATAAGGAATCACTAGTTGCGGGACTTGGAATGAGTGATATAATGAAAGTAGTTTACCAAGACAATGTAGGAAATGATTGGAATGCATTTGTTTTGAGTGGAAGCACCTTTGAAAGTGAGTATCAGTCAAGGTTGTATGTATCAAAACCGGAAGAGGCATTAAATTTTGATGGCTCGATAAAAACAGAAGTTATGCCTGAGATTATTTCTGAGGCCTTCAGAAAGTATATGTTAGGAGAGGCGTTGTCTGATAAAGCGAGGAAACTACTGGAAGGAGTCATACTATGAGCTTAAAAGAAGAGTTTATGAAGATAACCACATATGAAGAGTGGGACAAAAGAAGGCATGAATTTAAAGGGCTTGATGCCGGCGACACTGAGGTAAGAAAGCACCTGAATGAGCTGTATCCAACAGCAGATAACAGCGAATACGAAAAAGGGATAGTAAAGGATTATTTCTACAAAATAGATGAAAAAACGGGTAAGAGAGTAAAGGTATTCTAATTTAATATATCCCTATAAGCAATGAATTGACATTTGAAATACGAGACAGGGAATTGATAGAAGAATTAACAAAATAACTTTTAAGGCACCTTAACGGGTGCTTTTTTATTGCCCTAAGCATGGCATAAAACCGCTTGTACGACTACACCGGCCAAGTGAATAAATTGGCAATCCTAAGAACCGGAACAGACCGGAATAAAAAAGATTGAGGAGAAGAAACATGTTGGAATGGTTACAAACAATTCTTGAAGGTGCGAAGGTTGAAGATGGAAAGCTTGATGTAACAGCGGTCATGAACGCAGTGAAGTCGGAATTTCCTAAGAATGCTGTACCTAAAACAGAATTCAATGACAAGGTAAAGGAACTTAAAGCAGCTGAAGGCACTATTGCAGAGCTGAAAAAGAATGCCGGGGATAATACAGAACTTACAGAAAAGATTAAGAACTATGAAGAGCAAATAAAGACTATGCAGACAGAAGCAGCCAATACTGCTAAGAGTTATGCATTAAAGGCAAAACTTACGGAAGCAGGGGCTTTGGACTCTGATTATTTAATCTATAAGCAGGGTGGACTTGATAAGTTTAGCTTCGATAAAGACGGTAATCCCATAGGCATTGATGATGTACTTAAACCTTTAAGAGAATCTTTACCGCATCTTTTCAAAACCGAGAACAAACCAAATGGGTATAATCCTGCCGGTGGCAGTGGCTCGGGTGGTATAGTTAATCCTTGGAAAAAGGAAAGTTTTAACATGACTGAGCAAGGAAAGATTTTGAGAAACGATCCTGTGCAGGCTAAACAGTTGGCATCTGCGGCAGGAATAACATTAAACATTTAAGAGAGGAATTAAATTATTATGGCAAACGGAACAACTTTATCGGATGTTATTGTACCTACACTATTTAACCCTTATGTGGTTAACAGAACAATGGCTTTATCAGCGCTTTTTCAATCAGGTATTGCAGTTAATAATGCTGAATTTGATGCACTTGCGTCTGAGGCGGCACCTATACACAATATGCCATTCTTTGAGGATTTGACTGGAGCGTCTGAGGATGTAATTGAGGGGCAGGACCTTACAGCAAAGAAAATCACATCAAAGAATGATGTATCTACTACTATTAGAAAGGCCAATATGTGGTCTGCAACAGATTTATCTGCCGCACTTGCTGGAGTAGATCCTATGGCAGCTATAGGCGACCTTGTAGCGGGATACTGGGCAAGAGAGAATCAGAGAATATTGATTAAGATTTTATCAGGTGTATTCGGATCATGGCAAAATGGAGGTACTGCAGAAGTTCCTTTAAAGGATCATATTCTTGATATTACTACTGCATCAAGCGCTGCAGCAAAGAACATTTCCGCTTCAGCCTTCATTGATGCTTGTCAACTTTTAGGAGATGCACAGGGACAGCTTACAGCGGTAGCTATGCATAGCGCAACAAAGGCTTTCTTGAAGAAGCAAAACCTTATTCAGACAGAAAGAGATAGCACCGACGTAGAGTTTGATGTATATCAGGGAAGAAGAGTAATTGTAGATGACGGATGTCCTGTTGATAGCGGTACATACACAACTTATTTGTTTGGCCAGGGAGCTATAGCATACGGAAATGGTTCTCCTGTGGGCTTTGTTCCTACTGAGGTTGATAGAGATAAGAAGAAGGGATCAGGAGTTGATTACTTGATCAACAGAAAGACATTTATTATGCATCCAAGAGGCATTGCATGGCAGAACCTCGCAAGAGCAAATCAGGAGACACCTACAGAAGCAGAGCTTGCAAATGCAAAGAACTGGAAGATGGTATACGAGCCAAAGCAGATCAGAATTGTAGCATTCAAGCACAAGATAGGATAGTCAAAAAAGGAGGACCGTATGGTATTAGAAGATCTGATTCGTTTGATAGGCTTACGGTTACAAATGTTTGGGTATATCGTCACAGAGGGAGACAACTCTACAATAGAGTATCAAGCTGAAAAGGCTGCACAATATGTTTGCAATTATTGCAATTTTAAAAAGTGCCCGGATGATATTCCGGGTGCTTTGAAATTTGTGACAGTTGATTATGCCATCGGTGAATTTTTAGAACATAAAAAGACATTTGCTCCGAACGCACTTTCCATGCTTAATCTTGATATGGCTGTAAAGCAAATAAAAGCCGGTGATATGGATACTACATTTGCTGTAGGCGAAGGCTCAAAAACACATGAACAGAGACTTGATGCATTTATCAACTATCTTAAGTCGTATGGTAAAACCGAGCTTATGAGACATAGGAGAATTAAATGGTAGATGTATTGGAGCGAGCAAGAGCCTTGGCAAAAAAAGCTATGGAAGATATCTATTTTACAGAAAAGTGTGATGTTATTGAGATGCAAAGCGTCCGTGATGAAAGAACTAAAATAACAAAAGCTTCAGAAATAAAAGTGCTTGAAAATCAGCCGTGTAAGGTTTCGTATGGAAGTTTAAATACTGTTGGGCAGACGAGCACAGGAGCAACCAATAGGCAAACAGTTAAGCTTTTTATATCACCGGATATCACTATAAAGCCTGGATCTAAAGTAGTTGTAGGCCAAAACGCTTATAAAGCGAGTGGAGTACCGGCAGTGTACACAGATACGCATCAAGAAATTATGCTTGATATATTTGACAGGTGGGCATAATGGGAAACTTAGGTGGATTTAATGCGAATCAATTAAGACGATTTCAGAGAAAACTAAACGAAATCAAACCGGAAGATGTATCAGGGTTTATAGATGCTTGTGCAAAGGAGTTAGCAGCAAGGCTTTTGGCTACGGTTATCAAGCGAACGCTTCCTGGAGATTACTCGAGAGAGGTTGAGGTTGTTGCAAAGAGGGATTCAAAGAATCATAAAAAAGGCGACAAATACACAAAGAGAGTAAATCCTTCCGGGAAAGTTGGAGGAACACTTAGAAGAGGATGGACTGCAAAGACACACGAAGAGGCTGCAGGTGGAAGTGGTAGTGCAGACGCAAAAGCTTATGCAGAATCACTTACTGTAAATCACGTTGGAGATATGGTTGTTATTGAAATCATAAACCCGGTTGAATATGCCAGTTATGTTGAATATGGCCACAGAACCAGAAATCATACAGGATGGGTTCCTGGAAGATTTATGATGACTATTTCAGTGCAGGAGATTCAAAATATTGCTCCTGATGTTCTTGAGAATAAGGTCAGAAGATTTTTAGGAGGCTATATGAGATGATTAATTCAATTATTGAGGGCATTAGCATTGCGATAAATACTGAATTTGAAGACGGATATACCATTTATACAGAGAGTGTAGAGCAAGGTTTAAAAGAACCTTGTTTTTTTATATCCTGTCTCAATCCAACGAGTAAAGTTTTTCTTGGCGAAAGGTATTTCAGAACAAATCAAATGTGCATACAGTACATTCCTACAAATAAAAGTGTAGAAAAAGAAGAGTGCAATACTGTTACAGAAAGACTTTTTAATTGCCTTGAATACATAACAGTGGGTGAAGACCTGATTAGGGGCTCAAAGATGAATGCTGAAATAGTTGATGGGATTTTAAACTTCTTTGTGAACTACGACTTGTTTACATTGAGGCTGAGGAATAAAGAAGATGCTATGGATGAAGTGTTAAGGAATGTTGCAGTGAAAGGACAAGGTGAATAATGGATATTGAAAAAGGAACGAAAAAAGGCGCTATTGAGCAATCAAAGTTTACAAAAGAACAATTGCTTGATAGTGACAGATTCCGTGACAGAATAGATTTAGTTTCGGCTATTCTTTCTGAGGGTGAAGAATACACAATTGAATTTGTAGAAGAGCAAATTGAGAAATATATGAAAGGACAGGTAATATAATATGGCTTTAGGTGGTGGTACTTTTGTTAATCAAAAGAAAGAATTGCCCGGTGCATATATAAACTTTGTTTCAGCGAATTCCGCTTCTGCTAACCTATCTGAGAGAGGTATTGCAACAATGCCGCTTGAACTTGATTGGGGTATAGACGGAGAGGTATTTGAAGTGAACAATGGGGATTTTCATGAGGAGTCTTTGAAAATCTTTGGGTATGAGTATACACATGAAAAGATGAAGGGGTTACGTGATCTCTTCTTAAATACCAAGACACTTTATGCTTACAAGCTTACATCAGGCGGAGTAAAAGCAGGTAATGCATTGGCTGAGGCCGTTTGCAGCGGCGTTCGTGGAAACGACATCAAGATATCAATTCAGAAGAACGCTGATGATCAGTCTAAGTTTGATGTAAAGACAATAGTCGACACAACGGTTGTAGACAGTCAGACAGTGGCGGTAGTTGGAGACTTGGTTGCAAATGATTTTGTCAAGTTTAAGAGTGGAGCTACACTTGCTGTAACTGCTGCAACACCACTTACCGGTGGCACTAATGGTGCTGTAAGTGGTACATCTTATCAAAAGTATTTGGATAAGATTGAAGCGTATTCATACAACACAATGGGCGTTGTAGTAAAGGATGATACTACAAGAGGAATGTTCAATTCGTTTGTAAAACGTCTTCGTGAGGAGATGGGAGTTAAGTTTCAGCTTGTGCTTTATGGTTATCCTTCAGCAGATTATTACGGAACAACAAGCGTAAAGAACAAGGTACTTGATACAGGATGGAGTGAGGCTTCATTGGTTTACTGGGTAACAGGCATATCTGCAGGTTGCGAGGTAAATAGATCAAATCAGAACAAGAAGTATAACGGAGAGTTCAATGTTGATACCGGATATACACAAAATGAGTTGAGAAAGGCCATTAAGGCAGGTGAATTTGTACTGCATAAAGTTGGTTCAGATGTGCGTGTTCTTGAGGATATCAACACCTTGGTGACAACATCAGAGGAGCACGGAAATGTGTTTAAGGATAATCAGACAATAAGAGTGATTGATCAGATTGCAAACGATATTGCAGTTCTCTTCAATACAAAATATCTGGGAGCAGTACCGAATGATGCAGCAGGTAGAACATCCTTATGGTCTGACATTGTAAAACATCATGAGCAACTTGAAGAAATCAGGGCAATTGAGAACTTCTCTGACTCAGATGTTGTAATAACACCGGGAAGCACAAAGAAATCAGTTGTCGTAACAGATGCAGTCACGGTAGTAAATGCCATGTCAAAGCTTTTTATGACTGTGACTGTTGCTTAAGGAAGGAGTATAGATGTCTAATATAACAATGAAAGCGAAGGATACACTTTGTGCATCTCTTGCAGAATGTTTCGTTACAATAGGGACACGTAGATATAACTTTATGCAGGCGATTAAGTTCGAAGCAAAGTTTGACAAGACTAAAAAGGAAATTCCAATCCTCGGAAAGACGGGAAAGGGAAATAAGACTACAGGATGGAAGGGAACAGGTTCGGCCACATTCCACTACAATACGTCAATATTTAGAAAACTGATGGCTCAATATAAGGATACAGGCGAGGATATTTATTTTGATATACAGATTACAAATGAAGATCCTACTTCAAAGGCAGGACGCCAAACAGTAATATTTGTAGACTGTAATATTGATGGTGGGGTGCTTTCCAAGTTTGATGCAGACGGTGAGTATCTTGATGAGGACATGGACTTCACATTTGAAGATTTCAAGATGCCTGAGGAGTTTAAAGCCTTAGACGGATTCCTTACAAATTAGAATATAAAGTAGTCAGCCCCTCATGCGTGGCAATAGTCATTTATGAGGGGCTTATGTATAAACAAAAACAGAAAGGCAGATATAACAATGTCAAAATTCAGTAAATTTATGAAGGCAAACAAGGTTGTGAAGGAGAATGCGACACACCCTGTTACTAAATCTCTTTGTGATGAAAACGGTAAACCACTTGAGTGGGAGTTCAGACATATAACATCTAAAGAGAATGAAGAGATAAGAGAGGGGTGTACTATAGAAGTTCCAATTACCGGAAAGCCTAATGTTTATCGACAGAAGCTTAAGACAAGCCTTTATATACAAAGAATGCTTGTTGCTTCGATTGTTTCGCCTGACCTTTATGATGCCGAGCTTCAGGACAGTTACGGTGTAAGCACGCCTGAGGAACTGCTTATGGCCTTAGTAGACGATCCGGGTGAGTATAATGACCTTGCTGCTTATGTTCAAAACTTCCAGGGCTTCAATGTTTCATTTGAAGATAAGGTAGAAGAAGCAAAAAACTAATAGAAGAAGGGGATTGGGAAGCTAATCATGCTTACTATGCCCTTCTTAAATTACATATATTGCCTTCCACTTTCCTCGCAATGGATGAACAAGAAAAAGCCTTTGTTGTAGCGGCAATAAGGTTGAAGATTCAAAACGACAAGGAAAAAGAGAAAGAAACAAAAAGAAAAATGAGCAGGAAAGGGGGATAAATAATGGCAACGATTCAAACAGCTATAGAATTACAGGATAATTTTACAAGTGTTTTGTATCAAGTTATTAATTCTGTCAATATGAGTATCACTGCAATGGAGGAACTTCATAGCACAATGAATTCCACAGTGGATACCACTTCTATTGAGGCTGCAAGGGATTCTATAAATCAGGCCACTACGGCAGTACATGAATTAGATTCTGCCATGCAGAGTGTAAATGACAACACAATATCAGCAACACCCCCTTCAACACCTCCTGAAGCTCCTGAGCCACAACAGGTTCAGTGGCAATCATATAACGGTCCTGAAGTGTTTACCACTACAGGAGTTGAAAGATTTCAGCAAGAAGTACAAAGTGCAAATGCTATGTTAAGCACCTTGAACTCGACACAAAGTCAAATTGCACACACAGCTGCAGGAATGAGCATATTACCTTCTAATGCAATTAGTGATATAAACGGAATGGGCAATAGATTGCAGGCTATACAGGAACGAATACAGCAAATAGAAAGCAATCCAATGAACATGGGTACTGCCGGAGCAAATGCAGGACTTGAACAATTACGTAACCAGTTAAACCAAGCTATGGTTGAGCAAGAAAACTTAAACAGAGCTATGTCAAATATGGATGTATCTTCTGCTAATGAATCGTATATAAGGTTAATGCAAACTGTGGGTGAGACTGAGCGATATATCAGAGATAATACAGATGAGCAAGGAAGGTTTAATCAAGCAATTAATGATGGTGTATCAAATGCGAATAATTTGATGGATTCAGTAAAAGGTCTTGTACTGGCATATGCTACAGTGCAAACAGGCAAGGGAATACTAGGGCTATCGGACACATTAACATCAACAACAGCAAGACTTGACATGATGAATGATGGTTTGCAGACTACAGAAGAAATGCAGAATATGATATTCCAATCTGCTGAGAGGGCGAGAGGACAGTATCAGAAAACTGCAGATGCTGTATCGAAGCTTGGAACTTTAGCCGGGAATGCATTTGATAGCTCTGCAGAAGTTGTTGGGTTTATGGAACAAGTAAACAAACAGTTTGCTATCGCAGGAACTTCAGCTCAAGGTGTCAATGCAGCTATGCTACAGCTTACTCAAGCAATGGGATCGGGTATACTTCGTGGTCAAGAATTCAACGCAGTATTCCAGCAGGCTCCTAATATAATGCATTCCATTGCAGATTATATGGGAGTGCCTATAGGTAAATTAAAAGATATGGCCGCAGAGGGCAGAATTACAGCTGATATTGTAAAGGCTGCGGTGTTTGCCGCTGCTGATGAAACGAATGCCAAGTTTGAAAAAATGCCTAAGACATTTGAACAAATCTGGGCATCGTTTTCAAACCATGCATTAAGAGCGTTTGAGCCGGTATTACAAAGGCTAAACACTTTAGCAAATAGTGAAGGATTTCAAGCATTTGTAAATGGTGCAATAGAAGCAATGGCAATGGTTGCAAATGTAGTGCTTACTATCTTTGACTTAATAGGGCAGGTTGCTTCTTTCGCTGCAGATAATTGGTCATGGCTGGCACCTATTATTTATGGCGCAACAGCAGCACTTGTTGCTTACTACACAGCCTTAGGAATCTACAACGCTATTCAGCTTATAAGCAATGGAATTAAAGCGGTAGCTTCATTCATGGGAAGTGTTCATGCAGCAGCCCTTGCAATGGAATCCGGAGCTACTTTTACAGCGACAGTAGCACAACATGGCTTTAATGCAGCACTATATGCATGTCCTTTAACATGGATAATTATGCTCATTATTGCCTTAATAGCAATAATATTTGCTGTCTGTGGTGCGATAGCAAAAATGACAGGTATTGCAAATACCGGATTTGGAGTAATGACCGGCGGTATTAATGTTGTAATTCAGTTCTTCAAGAATTTAGGCTTTACAGCAGCAAATATTGCTATAGGAATAGGGAATGCTATAGGAGCTCTTGCCTCAAATATGATGGCGGCATTTAGCAATGCAATATCAGGTATTCAATCATGGTTTTATGACTTGTTATCTACCGCATTATCTGTAGTTGCAGGTATTTGTGAAGCTTTAAATAATCTACCTTTTGTTGAGTTTGATTTTTCGGGTATAAGTAGTGCAGCTGATGATTATGCGGCAAAAGCAAGTGCGGCAGCAGGGAACAAGCAAAGCTATACAAGTGTATCAGATGCTTTTAATAGTGGAATGTCAACATTTGACACATTCAAGGATGGATGGGCTTCAGATGCCTTCAGTGCAGGTGCAAGCTGGGGTGATGGAGTTATGGATAAGGTGACAGGAATGCTTAAGGGAGTACTCAATCCTGAAATTCCGAGCATGGGAGATCCATTGGAAGGAATTGGTAATATACCTGAGTTGGGGGATATAGCAGGAAGTGCGGCTGATACGGCAGGAAACACAGGAGCTATAAAAGATGCAATGGATATTACAGAAGAGGATTTAAAGTATCTTCGTGATATTGCAGAGCAGGAAACAATCAATAGATTTACAACGGCTGAAATCAATATTGAGCAGACAAACAATAACCACATCTCTAATAACGGTGACCTTGACGGAGTACTGTCAGGTCTTACAGATGCAGTATATGAGGCTGTTGATATAATAGCGGAAGGAGCACATTAAGATGGGAAAAACAGGATATGATTTTTATCTGAATAAATGCTTGTTGCCTATTGCTCCGGATAAGCTTCAAATCAAGATAAACAATGCAAATTCAAAGGTTACTTTGATTGATGAAGGGCAAATCAATATACTTAAAAAGGCAGAGTTAACCGATATTGAATTTGATTGCATTATACCTCAAGTTAAATATCCTTTTGCAAGTTACAAAGGCGGATTTAAGGGTGCTTCTTACTTTCTTGACTATTTTGAAGAGTTAAAAGCAAGTAGGAAGCCTTTTCAATTCATTGTGTCTCGTGTAATGCCTAGCGGAAAAGTACTCTTCTCAACAAATATAAAGGTATCACTTGAAGAATATAAGGTAATAGAGCAAGCCAGTGAGGGTTTCGATATAGGAGTAAAGTTTAAGCTTAAGCAATACAAAGAGTACGGAACCAAAACAGTAAGCATTAAATCTTCAGAAAGTTCAAGTGATGAAGCACCAAAAGCAACTGTAGAAGAACCTAGATCAACAGAGAATGCACCTAAGGGAGAATATAAAGTGGGCGACATTGTGAATTATCATGGTGGAACTCACTTTTACACTTCTTATGAGGGCGCAAAAGGTTATCCGGCAAGGGCAGGTAAAGCAAGAATAACTATTGCAAATGGTAAGGGCAAGGCGCATCCATGGCACTTAATACATGTTGATTCAACTTCAAATGTATACGGTTGGGTTGATGAGGGAAGTTTTGATTAAAGGAGCATAGATGGATATAGAACTTTTGATATCAGATCCTTCAGGTAATAAGCTGTATATTCCGGTTGTTGAAGAAGGTATTGAGTGGAGCACTGAAAGAAGAAGTACTCCGGGTAAATTAACTTTTAAGATAATAAATGATGGTATTATTGATTTTGAAGAAGGTAGCAGGGTTAGATTAAAAGTTGATGGGAAAGAGGTATTCTATGGTTTTGTGTTCACAAAGAGACATGATAAAAATCAAATTATATCTGTAACAGCCTATGATCAGCTTAGGTATCTAAATAATAAAGATACATATGTATATGAGAATAAAACAGCTGCTGAATTCATTCAGATGATAGCGACAGACTTTAACTTAAAAATAGGTGCTTTGGAAGATACAAAGTTTAAAATTGCTTCAAGGGTAGAAGATAATACATCTTTATTCGATATGATTGAAAATGCTTTGGATTTAACATTGCAAAACACAAAAGAAATGTTTGTAATGTTTGATGAATTTGGCAAGATTACACTTAAAAACATTGCATCCATGCGTGTAGGTGAAGAAAGCGCATATCTATTAATTGATGAAGAAACAGGAGAAAACTTTGAATATTCATCAAGCATAGATTCCGATGTGTACAACAAAATAAAGTTATCATATGATAATGAAGATACAGGAAAAAGAGATATCTATATTGCTCAAGATGGTACGCACATGAATGAATGGGGAGTTCTGCAGTATTTTGATACGCTCTCTAAGGGCGAGAACGGACAAGCAAAAGCAGATGCTCTTTTAAAGCTTTACAACAAGAAGAGCAGAAATTTAAAAATAACAAATGCAATAGGGGATACAAGGGTAAGGGCAGGAAGCCTTGTTGTTGTATCTCTTGCATTAGGCGATGTTAATTTGAAGAACTTTATGTTGGTAGAAAAGGTTAGACATACATTTAAGTTGGACCAGCATGTAATGGATTTGACACTTAGAGGAGGTGAGTTTGTTGGCTGACGCAGTTGAGTTTGTAAAACTTGTTAAAAAAGCTGCTGTTGAGGCATATGAAGCCACAAAGCCGGTACAAGTCTGCTTTGGGAAAGTAATAAAAGCCTCACCACTTGAGATTATAGTGGATCAGAAACTGACTCTTGGTAAATCTCAGCTTGTACTTTCAAGAGAAGTTACTGATTATACAACAGAGGCTACTGTTGACGGCGAAAAGAAGAAGATAACTATTCACAATGGGTTGGTTGTGGGTAATGAGGTTATTCTTTTAAGGCAGCAGGATGGACAAAAATATATAGTGGTGGATAGAACAGGATGATACCTTCAGATAAAGGCTTTTTAAGTCAAAATTTTGAGATAGAAGAAATACCAACCTACACATATAAAATGAAATCTGACAGCAACAGAATACAAGGACATACAGACAGCTTGGATGCAATGAAACAGGCTATCTTTAAGATTTTATCAACAGAAAGGTATCAACATCAGATGTATTCTTGGAATTATGGTGTTGAATTTTTGGATTTGTATGGAGAGCCTGTATCATACGTGTGCCCTGAGTTAGAGCGTAGAATTACAGAGGCTCTTACATGGGATAAAAGAATCAAGAGTGTTGATAATTTTGAATTTGACACATCAGAAAAAGGCGAGATACGTGTAAGCTTTGTTGCACACACGATATTCGGAAATATAGATGCAGAAAAGGTGGTGAATTTTTAATGTATGATGTAACTTTTAATGAAATTCTTGAACGAATGATTTCAAGAGTGCCAAACAGCTTTGATAAAAGAGAAGGTTCCATTATATATGATGCGCTTGCGCCTGCTGCACTTGAACTTCAAAGGGTGTATATAGAATTAAACTCTATATTATCAGATGCATATGGTGATACAGCCTCAAGAGAATATCTTATTTTGAGATGTAAAGAACGAGGAGTTATTCCGGAACAGGCAAGTAAAGCGATTCTTCGTGGAAAGTTTACACCTTCAGGAGTTAATGTAATAGGCAAAAGATTTAATTTAAATGAGTTAAATTACGTTGTTACAAGGGCATTGACAGATTCTGATGGTGGCTATGAAGTACAGTGTGAAACTCCGGGTGCTATAGGTAATAGAATTCTTGGAACAATGATTCCAATTGAATATATACAAGGCCTTGAAACTGCAGAGCTTACAGAGGTAATTATTCCGGGTGAGGATGATGAGACTACAGAGAATCTAAGAAAACGATACTTTGACAGCTTTAAAGAGAGCGCATTCGGTGGAAATGTTAAGGATTATATAGATAAAACAAATGCCATATCAGGAGTTGGTGGAACTAAGGTAACAAGGGCATGGAACAATGATATAAAACCTATAGATTTAATACCGACAAATAAGGTTGAAGAGTGGGTTAATACAACTAAAACAAAGCTGGATCCTGATGTTGCTAAATGGCTTACTACTGTATTTAGTGCAGGGAAAGAAAAGAAGTTGACAGCCGGAGGAACTGTACTTTTGACTATAGTAGACTCTAACTTTGGAGTTGCGTCAAATCAGTTGATAAAAAGTGTACAGCAGACAATAGATCCGGAGGATACTCCGGGGGAAGGATGCGGGCTTGCACCTATAGGACACGTAGTTAATGTGAAAAGCGTAAGAGGTGTTGAAGTGTCTGTGAAAACCGAGATTACTTTTGAAACAGGTTATAGTTGGTCTAATATGCGTAGTGCGATGGAAGAAGCTATAAAAGGGTATTTGTTAGAACTTTGTAAATCATGGGCAAGCACAACATCTTTAGTAGTAAGAATAGCACAGATTGAAACAAGGCTTTTACAGATAAAAGGCATTGTGGATATTGGGAATACTACAATAAACGGAGTTAATAAAAATTTGTCACTGGATCAATATGAAATTCCGGTGTTTAAGGAGGTAAGAGAATGACAAGAAATGTAAATCTGGCGTCATACCTACCTTCTTTTTTAGCGGAATTCAAAGAGAACATTGCATTACTTGATGCAGAAAATCCTGAATTTGAATTTTTGTGGAAATCGTTTGATAGGATTTTAAAGAATGAATACATAAGTACTGCAGATGAGTACGGGCTATCCAGGTTTGAAGATATTGTAGGAATAAAACCATTGCCGGACGATACTCTTGAATCAAGAAGGTCAAGAGTACTGTCGAGGTGGTTTAATCATATACCTTTAACGCTGAAAGGGCTAAAGAAAAGATTGGCTTTAATATGTGGTGAGCAAGGGTATGATGTAAAAATAAAGGATTATATAGTAACAATAAGTATATATACAAGGTTTGATAGTCAAAAAGAAGAGATAAAAAAGCTGATGGAAGAGATAAATCCTTCAAACATGATAGCAAATCTGATATATGAAAAAGCTTTAACATTTAATATCTTTGAAAAAGGCATTATCAGTGAAGCTAATATATTGACAATAAGGCAGGTGAGTTAATGGCTTGGAATGGAATGACACTTACTAAAAGTGGAAGAAGGGCACTAAGCAAGGCGCAAGCAGAAGACACTTTAAGAATACATTCTATGGTAATTGGGGATGGATCACCACCGGCAAACTTTAACACGGTAGAAAGATTAGTAAATCAAAGGCTGGAAATCACTGAATTATCAATTGATTTAACAGATACAGGTTGCGTTGTGACAGGTGATTTTCCTAATGTCGGTTTTGATTACTACTTTAGAGAGCTTGGCCTTATGGTTGAAACGTCTAGTGGTATAAAATTGTATGCATATGATAACTGCGGTGCAGATGCCGAATATGTGATAAATACAAGTACAGTTGAAAGAACAGATAAAAGAGTACGAATTGAACTTATATTTTCAAATATCGGCAACGTAACCGTATCTAATCCAAGTGTTCTTTATGTCTCATATGATGCTTTGGAAAATAAACTAAATACTTTAAAAACATCAGTTAACGAAGATGTTGAAAATAAAATCAATACTTTGGAAAACAAGATAAATCAAAAGCTTAAAAAGGTGACAGTAGTAGAAGCAAGAGTAACTGCATGGGAAGGTACTACAGTATTTAAACAGCGAATAAATATTGCCGGCATTAAAGCAAATGATATCCCTATTGTCAGTCATAAGCTTGAAGATGGAATATCAGATGCAGTAATTATAAAAGAGCTATGGAAAGCATACAGCTGTCTTGACAAGGTAGTGGTCTATGACGGCTACATAGAACTTATATGCTATAGAAAAAAGCCGAATAGGAGTTTCTATTTAGCAGTAAAGGAGGTGTAAAAGGTGGCTGATGCAATATTGATGGCAGGAGGCACAGGAGGCGTAAGTTCGGACGATGTTACTGCCTCTAAGTCTCATGTCTTACAAGGGTATAAGACCGTCACTACGGATAGTAATGATGAAATTGTTGAAGGAACTATACCCAAACGTGGCACATGGTCCACAGCTGCAGAAGTTGTAAATGTTTTAGGAGAAAGTACAGTCCATGTAAGGTTTGAAGAAGGATACTACAATAAAGATGGGCAGTATAAGCCTACAGCAAAGATACCATATGCAGTTCTATCAAATGTATTGGGAATTGATGCAAATAAAATGCTTGATACACTGCAGGTTTCAGGGGTTAGAGGAACTATACCTATTCGTGGATATAAGGGAGAAGATTGCAATGAGATGTGGTACTACTCAGTAGAAGGAGGGTATGTAGTCCGTTTAGAGGAGGGGTATTATCATAAAGACCCAAGTGGACAGTGGAAACCTTATGTTATAGCACCTACAGCACTTGTAAAAAGTGCTGTAAATTATCATCCTGAATATACTTTGAATAACACAACAACTTGTGGAGAGCAGGGAAAAATCAAAATGATAAACACGCAGGATAATGGATACACCATAAATCAGGCACAGGTTTTAGCTATAGACGGTGGTAGAGGGAAGCTTGTTATGATAATGGGTCATGGCAATGCGTATTATTTTAGAAATGATAATAAGCCACATGTTGAAGCAAATGCCTCAGAGTTAGGCACGGCGGTCAAAGAATCAGTACTACAAGGGCAAACTGCATCTTCACAGTATGGTATTAACTTTCAGGGCACAATTCCAAGATGGATATGTAACACTGGAGATGTAATATCAGCTTTTAATAACCCTAACTACGGGCAAGGCTTTGCCTGGGATGATACATATGCAAATAGGGGTAGAGGAATTGTTGTAAGTGTTCCAAACGGACATTTCATACAAGGTGCAAATTGGGTGTTTTTACCTGCACCTTTTGTTCGTTCTGAAAATATTCGTGCAGGCGTGACCATGTTTGGGATACCTGGGGGCATGCAAGATTACGGAGCAGGGCGAGTGGCTTTTAGGAATGCCACCTTCGATGGGACATTAGTATCGGGGGTGGCGAATATAGGATTGGGAAGCAGTTTACTTAGTTATACTAGACCTGCAACGGAAATAAGGGATGGCATTATAAGATTTAGTAATGGTAGTTCAGCTTCAGGAGGGGGGTTACATGAATATCGAAAAGATAGAGTGCTTGAGGAGTCAGTAACTTTGGCACATTCTGTTAATTTAACGCCTTTCAGAACTATACGATTAGGATTGAAGTATCCATATGGTGGGAAATGGGGAACAGTCGGTGGTGTAGGAGCTTTAGTAGGCGTTGTGTGGGCACTACCAACTGATTTGCCTGCAAACTATATTCCGAGTATAAATAGTAAAATAAACGCAAGTGTTATAAAAAAGGTGGGTTACAAAGATGGAGTTGTTCCTATAACTTCAGGACAGTGGAATACTTTAGTGGCGATACCAAATGGTGCTGAATATTTCGTTGATGTAGATGTATCAGAATTACAAGGACATCATAGAATTGCAGTAGGAATTGCTGTAAGTAGTCCCAATAGACAAGAAGCAACTATTCAGGTAAATGTGGTTGTTAATAACAGTATATCCGGAATTAGCCATATAGAGTTTATTAATTAAAGGAGATTTTAAATGAGTAAATTGATATTGAAGGACAAGACGGAAATAGAGTTAAGCACGCACTACGGTGATACATTTGTCACGGTGATTGATAATTTTGCAGAATTGGATGAGTTGAAAGATAGGCTGACAGATGCAAATACTGTAATCATGACAGTTCAAAGTGACAGCGGTGAGGAGACTGTAACAGGGCTAAAGTTACAGGGCATCACCATAAATTTTATTAAAAATGAGATGGGTGTAATTACTCAGATACAAGCATTACTTATGTTCAGGGCTATGGATAAAGTGGAGCAGGTAGAATCCACTTTGACAGGTCGTATAGACGCTCTATCAAATATGATGCTTGAACTGATGAACAACGATGAGGAAGGAGAAGAAAATGAGCAGTAAAAGAAAGTTAAAAGTTTATGTTAGATTCTATGCATCAAGGATTAAACACGGCCTTATGGCACTTGATGAAGTGCCGGAGAAGTACAGAACAGCAGTTGAGGAGTTCATGAAAACTGATGAATACCTGATGATGTAGGTTGATAACAAAAAAAGGCTAGTCTGATAACAAAAAGGCTATTTTGATAACATAAAACGGAATTTTTATAACAGAAAGAGGGGTAACCCCCTCTTTTTTATTGCAAAGAAAGGAGCATTAGTAAATGCATTTTGATATTTTTAAACCTGTTTTTGATATTATGAGAGACAATACATTATTTAAGTTAGTTATAATAATGATCGTAATGGATGTGGTATTTGGAAGCCTAAGAGCTGCGAAGGAAAGGGACTTTAATTCTAGTATAGGTATCGACGGTGGTATTCGCAAAATAGGCATGCTTTTATCCTTGGTATGCCTGGTATTTGTAGATATTTTATGTCCGGTAAATCTTATAGGATTTGTACCTGATGCACTAAGAGAATATATGCACGTACAGGATATTTCTGTGATGGAGTTTTTTGCATTACTTTATATAGTGTATGAGATACTTTCAGTGCTTAAGAATATGACATTGTCAGGGTTACCTGTACGTAGGGTATGGATTGCTATAAAGAGCTTCCTGCAAAAGAATACAGGCGAATTCATAGAAATTGAGGACAAGGAATAACGAGGGCTTAGGCCCTCTTTTTTAGTGCAAGAAAGGGAGGAAGAAAACAATGGATAATGCATATGCAGCAGGTAAGAAGCTTCTTTGTGGAAGCTATACAGAGTACACACCATCCGGTAAGGGCAACTTTGTAAAAATGGGGTGTTGGGGTAAGGAGCCAAAGGTAGGTGCGATACCTTACTTTTACAGTCCTAATATGGGGCGTGTAGCCCATGTTGGAGCAATAATAGAAGTAAATAAAAAAGGCGATGTATATAAGATAAAGACGGTTGAGGGTAACACATCTGCAGGCTTTTTCAATCGCAACGGCGGTTGTGTGGCCATAAAGACATACGAATTTACACTTGATCAAATTGGAGGGAATAATCGCATAAATGGATTTGGCTATCCTCTTTTTGACGATGATACCTGTACAGTAGAAGATTTTATAGATACGCTAAAGGGTGAAGTAGGGTATGTAGAAAAAGCAAGTAATAAAGATTTAGAAGGCAAGTTAACAAATCCGGGAGATAAAAACTACACGAAATACGGGGCATGGTACGGCGATAATGGAGCCTACTGGTGTCAGCAGTTCATATCATACTGTGCCTACAAGGCTTGTAAGAAACATAAAAGAGAAGAAGCCACAGTATGGGAGTATATACAAGGTAGATGGAAGTACAAGCTACACGGTCAGTATGTAAAAGGTCAGTGGCTTGAAATTGCAGGTCGCTGGTATGTCTTTGATGAAGCCGGCAATGCTATAGAAAAGTGGTTCAAGCAAGATGGGGATTGGTATTATTTAAATCCAACGGATTGTGCTATGCTGTCAGGACAGTGGCTACAGATAGATTATGACTACTACTACTTGACTAGATCGGGAGTGATGGCTCGAAATACATATATAAAAGATACTCAAAAGAATATTTATTGCTGGGTAGGAGCAGATGGCAAATATTTAAAAGAGTATGATACGGCTGCACCAAATATTGATAAATACGGAATAGCGGAGTAAAGAAAAGGCAAGAAGTTAAGTCCTTGCCGTAAAGAAACAAAAAAATATGATGTCTAATGAATGTCTAATGTAATAGGAAGAAAGTCAGTATTTACGCACTATTTAATCAAAAAAGCAAGGACTTAAAATCCCAGGTGTAATAGCTAAAGCCATGGATATTCTAAAGAAGTAATCAGATGAAAAAATGGCAGGTTAGCGTGTTGCATTTCGTGTTGCATAGTTGTGAAAAATAAGGTGTTTTAGAAGAAAAATAAATCTTTTAAAAGACAAAAAAGAACGCTTGGAATGGCTTGTTTCCTAGCGTTCTTTGAAAAAATACGATTTTATCTGGTTTTGTAAAAACTGCGGGTGACAGGACTTGAACCTGCACGGTCGCCCACAAGAACCTAAATCTTGCGTGTCTGCCAATTCCACCACACCCGC